CTCTTTAAACTGCTTGACAACTGTTCCTTCGCCTTCTGCAACCTTGGCACGGATTTCATTCTTCTGTGCCTCTGCCTGCTTGCGGGCTTCCATTTCTGCTACGATAGAACGCATTTCCTCTTCGAGTGCGTCCAAGTCTGCCCCCTCTGTATCTAACTCTGCTACGATTGCAGATTTTCTTTCTTCGAGGGCTTCGATTGTCATTTCTTTTAATTCCATAACAATTCTCCTTCTACTGCATTGATAAAATTCTGATTGTCTGCTTACGTCTTTCAATCATTCGGGCTTCAGCTTTCGCATTATCCAATGAGGCTCTTACACTATCCAGTGCGTCAGAGTCTTCGCTTGCTGCCTGAATTGATGTTGAATCATAAGCAGGGAAAGTAACCATAGATACTTCAAATATCTTGGATATTCCCCTGATATAACGTGTCGGATGGTCGGAATCAATATCTTCCCATTCGTCACGGTCTACCCTAAACATAAAAGACATTTTGTCCATATCTCGCCTTTGTAAAGCAACATAAAAGTCTTTTGCTTTAGGCGATTCCAAATCAAGACGAGCTCGGATTTTCAATCCTTCTTCGTCAACGAATAACTGCATTGAACTATTCTCATTATTGTTGCGACTTCTTGCATACACATAGGATGTGTCGTGGTTCAGACAAAGCCGAACGTCCCGCAAATCGCACTCATTTAAGGCTTCCGAGGTAATAACCTCGTCATACCATCCCATATCTGTTCTTGAATTAAATACGACAGGTCTTCCTTCGATAATTCCCTCGTTGTTTTCCTCTCGTGTTTCAATGTCACACAAGAACCCTCTTACTTCGTTATTTGACATTATGCGTACCTCCAAATCTTTCCATCTCGTTCTTTATCTCCGTTTAGATATTTGTGAGCAGAGGAAGGACTTACGCCCTCACACCTTGCTGCGTTTCGTAATGTGGAATACTTAACAATGCACCTATCACTTTCAACAACAACTGCTTTTCTTCTCGGATGTTTTCCGTTCGAATATTTTTCGTGCATTTGCTTTGATTTCATCCGTTTATATTCTTCCGTATGGTGGTTCCCTTTGTTGTACTGATTCCCCATCATAAACAAAGAGTGTTTCCTTTTCTCCTCTTCCGTAGGATGATGAATACATGGATGTGCTTTGTGCTCTTCGCTAATCTTTCTCTTGTGCTCCTCTGATAAAGGACCTTTCTTTTTGCCTTTGTTTGCAAGGCTTATTTTCCTTCTGGTCTCAATGTTGTGAGTTCCAGTAGTATTTCCACCGTGTTGGATATTGTATCCGTTCTCAATGGAGTCATATTCTTTGATCAGCCGAATTTCTGTATTTTCAGCCTCTTCTTTCGTCAGCCCGATATACAAAATGTCGTGCCTTACGTTTTCCCATCCGTATTTCTGAATTGCCTTCCACATTTTAGGGCAATCCTTATATCCCTTTCCGTTCATAAAACGCTTTCGTGGTTCTTGCATTGTAAGACCGACATAATGCTTTCCATTTGGGAAGGTGTGGAGATATACGCAATAGTTATTCTTCTCCATCATTTTTCCCTTCATTTCCTGAACCATTTATCTTCTCATCATTAAGATAATATTCTCCACGGATTATACGAACATCTCCACCCTCAACAGGCGGTAAGTTCCAAATCTCCATTGCTTGGTTCTGTGTGATGATTCCTCGGTCAAGCAAATCTCTTGTGACTTCCAACTTATCTTTGTTTGACAAGTATTGAAGTCTGTTTGAGGTTGCCATCACTCGATTGCCGGTGCCCTGTTCTCTGAATGTGAACAACATTTTTGTTAAGACTTCCGAGAACTGAATAGCGAATGGCTCGATTACGCCCTCATAAAAGGCGTTCCACGAATCTCCGTAGGCTTTATTCTGAAGAATGTCCTCATTGACTCCGAAGTAGTCATAGACACTCTCACGAACCTCTTTCATCTGCTCCGCATTTACCACCCAAGGCTTACTCTCGATTTGATGAATATCCTGATAGGTGTTCGGGAACAAAAGCATTCCACCGCCCTCTGATTCCTTGGAGAAGTTCTTCTCTGTGAATCTCTTGCGTTCATTGGCCAAATCATCCCCTTTGGTAAAGTTGTTTACCCTCGCCCAAAAACGGTAGGCAGCGGAACTCTTGGTGGCTTCTTGAATGCCTTGGTTCTCAATGTGGATAAGTTCCAAGGTGGGATGAAGTGCGTCGTTGTCTTCGCCGAACAAATCATCCTTGTATTGGAACTTTGTCAGCACACCGCAATACTCAAGCTCGATTGCTGCCGTGTTGCCGTCCTTGAACGTGTATCGCAAGTATGGAGTGTTTCCATACTGCACAACATTGCATTGTGAGGGAAGCGGACAAAAGATACCGCTTATCTCTCCGAAGTCGTCATACACAGGTGTGATGAAAGCCGTGTTGTGAATATCTAGGATTGTGCTTAACCTATACATGAACTGCGACCAAGTTTGGAATTGGTTCGGTCCCTTTTCGAGTTTCCTCTGCAGTGCCGGTCGGGCACTTCCTATAATTTCTACTTTCAACTTTGAGATATGAGTCGCTCTTGCGTTAATGGCTGAACGTATCAGCTCACTCTCATACACCCCACCATTCCAACGTGAGAAGTAAGGCTCATATCCACTGATCATTTTGAATTTGCCTTCATAGTGTCCTTTGGGTTGAGGTTTATTCCCAAAGAACAAATCGAATAATCCCATTTGCTACTCCTTATTTTTTAATTGTTCTCCAATCTCGCCATAATGCTTCTGTCTCACGCATAGTGCGTCGGATAACGCTGCAGCCCCATCTATGTGGAGCGTGGGCGAAAGTTTAACCAATCGACCTCTTGCGCTCCGTGATTCGTACTTAATCGCACAATTCAACAGGTGCATTTTCAAAAGGTCGTTGTCGCCTATGTTTATCTTTCCATCCTTCATCAGACCTTCCATCTCTTGGAGCACTCCCCAAAGGTTTGTGCCCTGGAACACATCATCAGTTTGGAAACCATATTCCTCTAAATCCTGCACCAAGTATTGTGCACTGTATCGGTCATATCCGACCTTAAGAGGAAGTATCTCGTATTCTTCCACCAACGAGCGCAACCAATTAAAGCAATCGTGGTAATCAATATAGTTTTCTCCGCTCGGCTCCAAGAATCCCTTTTGAGCATAAATGTTGTAAGGAACATTATCTCGGACCGTGGCTTCTTCGATTTTGTTTGCAGGGAGCCAAAACTTTGAGAACACATTCAGCACACCGTTCTTCTCGATTACGCAAACTGCACTCGTCAAGTCTGTCGTTTGGGATAAGTCCAAACCAACTACCGCATACGAAGAACGGAAGTCTTCCAAGTTCAGAGGACTTCCGCAACACTTCTCCACGGTCTTGGTCTCCAACCAAGCGAGGGAACTATTCTGTTTGAGGTTGCAATACTTTGTTATAAATTCGGCTTTCTTACTCAAAGAGCCTTCCGCAATCGCAATCTCTTCCAACATATAGTCAACCGATACACTCACACCGAGGTTCGGGTTTGACTTCTTCAATTCATTGATATCGTTCCATTTGTCGATATCATCTATCATATACAGGAAAGGCAGCAGTTTTCTTTCTTTACTGTCTCCTAGTAGAAATCGTGTTGAGCGCTTCATCAATTCATCAAAGATGGAATCGTTGACATATCCTGAAGTCGTACAAGACAAAAGCAAAGGCTCCTGTCGTGCGCCCTGTCCTGACTTCATTACGTCATATTGTTTAAGACCTTTGTCTCCTTCCCACGCTGCAATCTCATCACAGATAGCCAAACTGGGGTTGAATCCATCTGACTTCTTTCCCGAAAATGCCAACTTCTTAACCGTGGAGTTGATAGCCGGAAAATATAAATCTGTCATTCGGTGGCGAGGAATTACTCCTTCGTCTACCCTTTCTCGGTTTGCTTTCTTTTCGTCAATCTCTTCTTTCTTCTCGATATAGTCAGGGTCCAGAAGAACCATTTGCCAAAGATTGTTGTATACGATATCCGCCTGATCAAGTTTAGGAGCAAGGTTGTAAATCTTTGCTCCGTACTCGTCCCCGTTCTCAAAATGGTATTTACCCATTCCAGAAGCAAGCAACGATTTACCATTCTTTCGGGCTATTACCAAAAGGACTTCTCTAAACTGACGGAATCCTTTATCGTCTACTATTCCATATACGCAAGAGAGAAAGGCTTTCTGCCACAACTCCAACTTGATGGGGTTGGGTGCTAAAGGTCCTTCGACGTGGAAGACGTGGTTTTCAAAATACTCAATGACCTTATCTGCCTTTTTCTTGTCATAAAAAAAGGACTTGTCTTCCAAGCCCTTCACGATATACTCATATAACATCTCTATCCAACGACCAACGGTTTCACTTCCGTCTTTTATTCGCTGATAGTACGTTAATATGTAATTTTCTGCCTTTGTTTTCCCCATTTCCGCTAGTTCCTTTTTGTTCGATATATTTTTTATGCCA